GCGTAGAGGCACAAAGCAAGAACAAAGGCGTAGCGGCGTATACTTGATGATACCCTACTATAGCTATTGTCCTTTGTCAACTGTGATAAATATACAACTTGACAAAGGTAAAAATTTCCATATAATGTTGCCTAGCAACCCACCAAAATAAATGTTACATAAATAACACACTAAGACAAGAAAGTTTATAGCTATAAAATAATTATTGACATAGCTTTCCGGCTTTGGTAGTATGGAAACATCAGAAAACAGGAGACGAAAATGACAAAACGCACGTACAAAGTTACCATCCGCAAGGGCTTGAAAAGCCCGAAGTATAATGCTCTGTTTGCAATCAATCGTACCACAAATGGGGTACGAGTTGACTTTCCTTTCGGAAGCGTACAGGGCTTCAATCCACCGGGTCCTAAAGCTACCCGGCGCACTCGTAAGAGTGGTTTGAACTTTATTGTGGAAAATAATCGGAAGGGTTACACTAAAGTTTACCACATGGTCGCGTAAACCTCTGGGGTGGCCTTTCCTACATGAGAGAGACAAGGTAACTCAATCATTGACATATACAGTGTACCT